TTAAAACCTAATACATGGAAAGAGATTGAAGACATGTTGATGGGAGCTGGATTTAAGAGTGTACAAGTTTTCTGGCAGAACTTTTTATTCCTTGGCGCTATTGCAATAAAATAAGGAGATATATAATATATGACTGATTTTTTAAAGAATGTAATTAAGGATGTAGGAAATGAATATGCATCCTTGGTGATTGACGGTGTAGAAGCCGGTGATGTAGATTCGTTTATTGATACTGGTTCTTACATTTTCAACGGACTATTATCTGGTTCGCTTTATGGTGGACTAGCTGCTAATAAAATTACGGTGCTTGCCGGCGAATCTGCGACAGGCAAGACCTATTTTCTAATGGGCATTGTTAAAAACTTTCTTGACAAAGACCCCAACGCTGGTGTAATTTACTTTGAAAGTGAATCTGCAATCACAAAGCAGATGGTGGTGGACAGGGGTATAGACCCTAATCGTATGGTCATTATGCCTGTGACAACCGTACAGGAATTTCGTACACAAGCTCTAAAGGTTCTGGATTCATATCTTTTACAAAATGAATCAGACAAAAAACCTTTATTTTTGTGTCTTGATTCACTTGGTATGCTATCTACTACCAAGGAAGTAGAAGATACATCAGATGGTAAAGAGACAAGAGATATGACAAGGGCCCAAGTTCTCAAAGCTGCATTTCGTGTATTGACTTTGAAACTAGGTCGTGCCAAAGTTCCTATGGTTGTCACCAATCATACCTATGATGTTATCGGTTCCATGTTTCCCCAAAAAGAAATGGGTGGGGGCTCTGGTTTGAAATATGCTGCATCGTCCATCATCTATCTATCTAAAAGGAAAGAGAAAGACGGCACAGAAGTTGTTGGTAATATTATTCATTGCAAGAATCATAAATCTCGTTTGACTGTAGAGAATAAGGTAGTTGATGTTCGGTTGACTTATGATAAGGGATTAGATCGACATTATGGATTGTTAGAGCTTGCAGAGAAACATGGAATTTTCAAGAAGGTATCTACACGAATTGAATTGCCTGACGGTTCCAAACAATTTGGTAAAACTATTTTGAACAATCCAAAAGATTATTTTACTGATGAAATTATGCAAAAATTAGAAACTGCTGCAATGAAAGAATTTAGATATGCTACAAGTGATTGAGGATTGTTGTTCTACATCATATCTAGATATGTTAAAATTTGCTGCGATGAATAGTAGTAATTGGAATCTCAAATATCCGATTGGTATGTCATTTGAAGATAAACATCTAAAACTTGATATTATTGAAAATGAGCCAATAGATGAAATATTAGCTGGAATGGCAATGGGCCTTCTTATTCAGATTTATGATAAGAGAAGTGATTTGTTTTATCCAGAGGTTTCTTATTGTGGTATAAGTATGAAGGACAAACATCGCTTAGATAATAGACATATCGACCATGAACATGATACGGATTACATCAAGATTGTTGGGTTGTTAAACAGTAATTGGAATTCCAAAGATGGTGGATTATTTCTACATGGTGATGAAGCAATTCCTATGGTGCCCACTAATTTTGTTGTGTTTGACCCAAGAGTTCAACATTGTGCCTCTGAAATTACTACGCATGAAAAACGATTGGGAATTGATTTCACAGTAAAGAAAAAATAATGGATAATTTAGTTAGAATTTATAATGATGTAATGACGGATGAGAAGTGTCAATATTTTGTAGACAAATTTGAAGCTCATCCAGAAATGCAGGAACTTCAAAATAATAGTCAAGGCAAAACTTTGACTATGATGAATTTAATGAATTCTCCTGATACTCCATTTAGAGAAGATTTGGATATTCTTGGCAACTTGTTTATGGAAAATGTTGAAAAATATAAAAAAGATTGTCATATAAAATCATTTCAGTTTCCAGAAAACTTTGGTGTAGAAGCATTTAAGATAAAACGATATTTGCCTAATACAACAGATGAGTTTCCTGCTCATGTTGATGTCAGAGACTATGAAACGGCCAGACGTTTTCTAGTTATGTTTGTCTATCTCACAGATAATTATGCAGGGCAAACAGAATTAGAAGTTTTAGCTGGTTCGTCACCTTGTCGGATAGGGTCTATTTTACTTTTTCCTCCACTGTGGCCTTGGATACATGCTGGAAAAGCACCTGTGAAAAATCCAAAATATATTATGGGAAGCTATTTACAATATGTCTGATATAAAAGATAACTATACATTTGTTTCACAGGAAGACGAAGATTTTGCTTCCATAATGATTAAGGATGGCAAGTTCAAGGATGTAATATATAATTATGGTAAGGTATCAATTCCAGAAGAAGATAATTTAAATGAAGATGGAACCTTGCCTTTTCGTTTTGAATATACTATAATAGACAATGTAGGAATACCAAGAGAAGAATTTGATGAAGAATTTTTTACTTTCATTGGTGATATTCTAGTGGATATCATAAGTGATCAATCAAAGGAAGATGATATTAAATATGCTACAGACGATTGAACGAACAACACTTACACAGCTTGTAACCAATGAGCAATATGCTCGTAAAGTATTACCGTTCATGAAGAAAGATTATTTCTCTGATAGAACAGAGAGAACCATCTTTGAAGAGATAACAAAATTTGTAGATAAGTATAATAAAATACCTACACAAACTTCTCTGGAAATTGAGGTACAGGGAAGAAAAGATTTAAACGAGAATGATTATAAAAAAGTTGTTGCTGTCATTCAGACACTCAGCTCTACTGATGTAGACTTTGATTGGTTAGTAGATACTACAGAAAAGTTTTGTAAAGATAAGGCTGTGTACAACGCTATTGTTGAAGGCATATCTATTATTGATGGAAAAGATAAGGATCGTGGCCCAGATGCTATTCCTGGCATTCTTACTGATGCCTTGGCTGTTGGTTTCGATAATGCTGTTGGCCATGATTACCTTGATGATTCAGAATCACGCTTCGATTATTACCATACAGTAGAAAAGAAGATTCCATTTGATTTAGAATTTTTTAATAAAATCACAAAGGGTGGACTTCCACCAAAAACACTGAATATTGCACTTGCAGGCACAGGTGTAGGTAAAAGTTTGTTTATGTGTCATGTTGCAGCAAACTGCCTTAGTCAAGGTAAGAATGTACTTTACATCACCTTGGAGATGGCTGAGGAACGCATCGCAGAACGTATTGATGCAAACCTTATGAATATTTCTATGGAAGATTTGCATAATCTACCCAAGCAAATGTTTGACAACAAGATTGCTAAGATTATCAAATCAACTTCTGGCAAACTTATTGTCAAGGAATACCCAACAGCATCAGCTCACTCTGCACATTTCAGAGGACTGATTAAAGAACTTGCTATCAAGAAGTCATTTAAACCCGATATTATTTTTATAGATTATTTGAACATTTGTGCATCTAGTCGATTTAAAGGAGCGCAAAATGTTAACTCTTACATGTATATCAAGTCGATTGCAGAGGAACTTAGGGGATTGGCAGTTGAGACAAATGTTCCAATTATGTCGGCAACACAAACCACTAGATCAGGTTTCTCCAACTCAGATGTTGGTCTTGAAGATACGTCTGAAAGTTTTGGCTTACCCGCTACTGCTGATCTCATGTTTGCACTCATTTCTAATGAAGAACTTGATGAGCTCAACCAAATCGCAGTCAAGCAACTCAAAAACAGGTACAACGATCTAACGGTGAATAAACGATTTGTTATTGGAATTGATCGTGCAAAAATGAGATTGTTTGATATTAAAGTATCTGAGCAGAATGATCTTGTAGATAGTGGTCAAGAAGACTTCACAGAACCAGTATTTGACAACACAGACTTTGGCGGATTCAAAGTATGACTTGACATTCACTAAACTCTGTGTTATATAAATAGTCTAAACATTACGCATGGAGATATTGAATGAGTTTGCAAAAATATGTTCGGCAAGTAAGGCCAAGAACAGAATCCCATATTAGTCATGTTGACAGGGTTCAAGACTTACTCATCACTGAAGCATCATTTGGAATGGATAATTTTCCTAACGGAGTGGGCGGTGATAAACCCCAATCAGGAACAAGAACTATTTATCCACCAGTAGCTGGTGAGGATTATGCATACCCAGAAGGATTCCCAACATTAAAACAAACAAATTTAATAGACAAAAATGGGAAAGTAATTAAATCACTTTCTGCAAACAAGACTGTTTGGTTTACTGCTCCAGCAACTCTTCATAAACTTAAAGGCGCATCATGGTATGCAAAGGTGTCATTGAAGGCTCATGATAAAGATTTTGCTGGGTATATCATGATAAGTCATGTTAAAAAGCCCGGCGGTAAGAGTCAAAAAAGAGTTGCCGCTGGAACAAAAACTCAAGAAGAATGCGCTGCATACATAAAAGAACTGTGTTTGAAGAACAAGATAGAATTTGAATCAGAATTCTCTGTTGCACCTAGTGGTTCAACAAAACCAGATTTGGTTATGACTATTGGTAAAAAAAGAATTCAATTTGAG